GGTTACTGCTTATAGTGTTGATCCTGTTAGTACTGGTGGTGTTGGTGATCAGTTGGAGACTACTTATCAGAATACTGATTGGTCTGTTGATTATGGTTATTATCTTAATACTCAGGGTTTTAAGTCTGCTGTTGATGCTAAGGCTTTGTGGACTGTTGGTGCTGGTCTTGAGGCTGATGATGAAACTTTGTTGTTGTTGGGTACTATTCAGGGTAATGGTAAGGACAGTTTTAATTCTATATTAAAAAATATGATTAAGGTTAAGACTATTAGTAAGGATAGTTTTGCTGAGGTTGTGCGTGATGATAATGGTATCATTGTTAATCTTAAGCCTTTGGATCCTGAGAGTATTGTTATTGTTCAGAATCAATATGGTCGTATTAAGCGTTATGAGCAGGTTTCCAAGGTTAAGGGCCGTGCTAATAAGCGTTTTAAGCCTGAGCAGATTTTTCATTTGAGTCATGAGCGTATGGCTGATGAGGTTCATGGTACTAGGATCATTTCTAGTATTAAGTGGATTATTGATGCTTGGCATGAGTCTATGCAAGATTGGCGTACTGTTTTGCATCGTAATGTTTTTCCTATTACTATTTTTCACTTGGATACTGATGATGCTGGTGAGATATCTGCTTTTAAGGCTAAGCAGGATGCTGCTCGTGGTGCTGGTGAGAATATGTATATTCCTAAGGGTGCTGTTGAGGTTGAGCAGGGTGGTGTTGCTCCTAATAGTACTTTAACTCCTCTTGTTTGGATTGATCAGTTGAAGGATATGTTTTTTCAGTCGGTTATGGTTCCTCAGATTCTTTTTGGTAATGCTAAGGGTTTTACTGATGCTAGTGGTAAGATTGTTTATTTGGCTTATGAGCAATCTGTTAAGGCTGAGCAGTTGTATGTTGAAGAGCAGGTGTTGGGTCAGTTGAATCTTGAGATCGAGTTGACTTTCCCTGCTAGTTTGCAGCAGGATCTTATTAGTGGTGAGGAGAAGGATCCTAATAGTCAGGCTGTCGTTCAGCCTAGTGATGCTGATCCTGCTAGTGGTGGTTCGCAATGATTGAAGAGACTATTTTGAGTGCTATTGGTACTTATGGTTTTCCTATTGTTGCTTTTTGTATGATGTATTATATGGCTAATACTACTATTAAGGAGAATACTAAGGCTATTCGTGAGATTACTATTGCTTTGAGGGTGAGAAAATGACTTTTACTCGTCCTAGTGAGCATAAGAAGATTAATCGTACTTTAGCTGAGGCTGTTAAGACTCAAGCCAAGACTTCTTCTACTGATCGTTCTGGAAAACAGAGTTTTGATGAAAGGCGAAGGTTTGAAGCTAAAGAGGCTTCAATTGCTAGTGCTCCTCAGCAAAGTACTAAGCCTAATACTGAGGTTTTTGGTCCTGCTAATCCAGAACAAAGTCAGTTGTCTCCTGAGCAGTCTGCTCACATGTCGGCTTCTAATCCTAATGATGGCGTGTTGGCTAGTACTGGTAGGGTTTTGGAGGCTGGTTTTAATCCTTGGAGTGATAATGAGGTTGAGGCTGATGTTGATGCTAAGTGGTTGAAGACTGGTTTGGAGTGGGTTGGTAATAATCCTTTTGCTGCTGCTGGTTTGATTGCTGGTCCTATTGGTGCTTTACGTAGTAGTCTTGGTGTGACTGCTGGATCCTTTGCTCGTATGACTCCTCAGATTGGTAAGGTTGAGTCTCTTGGTGGTTTGGTGTCTAGAGATCTAGCTACTGGCAAGTTTGTTACTGCTGGTAGGGTTGCTTTGAATACTAAGACTTCTGTTATGACTCTTAAGACTCTTAAGAATACTTATAAATTCTCTAATAAGGCTTTGGCTTATGGTGGTGCTTGGGCTGGTGCTGTTTTCCTTGGTAAGTGGGGGCAGGCTGAGAGTGTTGAGCCGTTGGGTATTTTGATGGGTTCTACTCTTATTCCTAATGCTGAAAAGACTGGTGATTGGTCTTTGGTTGATGAGGCTATGGAGGCTAGGAATGAGCTTCTTGATATGAGTATTTGGGGGAAGATTGCTAGTTGGAGTCCTTTAAGTCCTTTTGTTGGTATTCCTAAAAAGATTAAGGGTGCTATTGAGGCTAGTAAAATTCAAGATCGTGTTATTGAGGATCTTAAGGTTCAGTTAGAGACTGGTGAGACTGATGATCAGATGTATGCTAGGATTAGAGCTGAGAATGAGGCTTATGAAGCTCAGAGACAGGCTGATCGTGATGCTGCCTCAGTGTTGGCTCGTGATGAGCGAAGGACTGAGAGTGATGAGTATTATGCTAAGATCAGGCGTGATAATGAGGCGTATGAGATTAAGCGTCAAAAAGAGAAGGATGATTATTGGTCTGCTTACTGGCTTGAGAAGGATAAGCTCAAGAAAGAGGGCGAGTCTAATAGTGCAGGTTCTTATGAGCCACCGAGTAATCTTGGTTTTGGCTTATTATAAAACGTGAGGTAATGAAAGTGAATGAAGAAAATTTTAAGAAGTTGTTGGATGAGCTTGATCAGTATAGTACTTTGAGTTTGGTGAGAGTTGTTCATCAGAGAATACTTAATCGTGATCAAGAGTTGGCTGCTAGTATGGAGTCTGTTGAGGATGCTAATTTTCCTAAGATTCCTATGGAGACTATTCCTGAGCAGGATTATCAGGAGAACTTGGTTCCTAAGTCGGTTCCTGTTACTAAGCAGAGTTGGAGTGCTGTTTGTGCTACTTGTGGTATTAAGACTAGTATTCCTTTTGAGCCTAAGACTAGCGCGCCTATTTATTGCAAGGCTTGTTATAATAAAAGGCAAGGCTTGTTATAATAAAATTAGAGGTAAATAAAAATGGATGATTTACAAGATAGTGAGGCGCAGGTGTCTGCGCAAATGAAAGAGGCTCCTGTTGTTGAGAAGCCTGTTAAGGTTGATAAGACTTTTAATGTTGAAGAGGCTAATAAGGCTGCTGATCGTTTGGAGGCTGCTAACTTGCAGGCTGCTGAGTTGATCAGACAGGCTCAGCATGATAAGGTTCAGGCTGTTCTTGATGGCAGTGCTTCTGCTGGTGAGACTAAACTTAGTGATGAGGAGAAGGCTGAGCAGGCTGCTAAGGATTATATTGCTAGTACTGGTCTTGGTTATTAATATTTCTACCCGCCTCGGTAGATTACCCCTTTTGGAGCTTTTGCAATTGTCTTCCTGATTATTTCTTATGGCTCCTTAAGGGCTTTTTTTCTTTGTTTTTAGAGAAAGTTTTATATAGTTGTTTTATTAAAAACTAGCAGGTGATTGTGTATGGCAAACGAAGCTGTTATTATTGAGCTCCTTGGTGATCGAGGAGATGTGATTAATTTTACTATTGCTGATGCGACTGATGTTCCTAAGGGGAGTATTATGGAGTTGACGGATGAGAGAACTTGTATTCTGATGAGTGCTGCTAATAAGCCTATTGCTGGTATTGCTGCTAGTGAAAAAACTAGTGGTGATGGTACGACTACTATTGGCTTGTATACTTATGGTATTTTCGACCTTTCGACTGTTGCTGGTGGAAGTATGGTCTTAGGTGCTGATGTTGTTTCTAGTGGTGCTGGTAATGAATTTGATAATTTTGATACTTTGGATCGTGAAAAGGGTTATGTGATTGGTAAGAGTTTGGCTACTGGTGCTGCTTCGACTGTTAATGCTGTTCTTGTGAGGGTTTTCTAAAATGACTGTAACTGGTGAAGTTGACATAAGAAAAGAAAATTTCTCTCGGATCGTTAAAGGGTTTGCTCTTCAAAAGTATGCTATGAAGCAGCTTTGTATGATGGAAAGCTCTAGCGCTTGGACTGAGACTTATTATAAAGAGACTGCTGCTGATTTATCTGGTGGTACTGGCAGTGCGGTGAAGGATGTTCCTCGTTTGGCTAACTTTCCTTATGGTGAGGTTACTTGGACTAAGACTAGCGGTATTAATGTGAAGCATGCTATGGAGGGTGTGTTGTCTTGGGAAGATATTAAGATGAACAATATTCCTATGATTGCTCGAACCTTACTTCGTATTGCTCGTGCTGTTACTAAATCGGTTGATACGGTTATTGCTAGCGCTATTGTTGATAGTGCTGGTAATACTCAGGCTGCTAATGCTACTTGGGATAATGCCGTGATTGCTAATCGGGATCCTATTCAGGATATACTTGATGGTAAGGCTATGATTGCTGTTGATAATTATGACCCTGATGTTAATGGTTATTTGACTGTACATCCTGTTGACTTTGCTCACTTGTTAGGTAATCCTAATATAAGAAATGCTGGTCAGTTTTATAGTGATGCGGTGACTCGTAATGGTGTTGTTGGTCGCTTACTTGGGCTAACGATTGTAAGTTCTAATAGTGTTACTGAGGGTGGTGCTCAGATAGTTATAGCTAAAGAGGCTTGTACTTGGAAATCAGTGGTTGGCTTGACGGTGAAGACTATTGAGGATGCTGGTATCAAGACTACGATTCGTGCTTTTGAGGTTGGTCAGATTCAGGTTGTTAATCCTGATGCTATTTGTAAGATAACAGGTGTATAAAATGGGTGTTGAACTGATACGCTCTTTGGAGTGTAAAGAGATTAAGGTTGGTAATACTCGTCCTGCTACTGGTGCTTGGACGACTACTAATGTTAGTACTGATCGTTCTATTGATGCTAATGCTGCTGTTGCTATTATTGGTGATGGTTTGTGTACTTTGATTGAGGATCTTAAGTCTAAGGGGTTGATTGAGTAATGGCTCTTGGCGATGAGACTATTTTGGGACCTTACAACAATAATGCTGCTGGTCATATTAGTGCTGGTGCTGCTTTGGATACTGCGACGGTTAGTGCTAATGATTATGTGGTTACTTTGATGGGTGCTGGAAATCTCCAGTTCTCCTTAATTCATATAGCAGGTGTATAAAAATGAGTAAGA